TATTTAAAAATATTGTCAAATCTATGGTAAAAAATAGACAATTGGCTGCAAATGCAGAAGTTGCTAGACAACTACAACAACTTGGATTCTACGGAAGAGATGATGATTTAAAGCATATTATTATGCAATTAAATGATAGAACTTCTAAAGAATATGAAAAAAGATCTTAAATATAACTATAATAAGAGAGGCATAAATTTGCCTCTCTTTTCAGTTAGCAACTGTAACTAAAACAGCTTAAGGATATATTATGAATAATTTGCTAGATAAACTAAAGAAAACTTCTACTGTTAAACAAACTGCTGTACTTTCTAAAAGTACATTGTTTAATAAAAAAGATATGGTATCAACAGATATACCAATACTCAACATTGCATTGTCAGGTTCTATAGATGGAGGTTTAACTCCAGGTCTATCTGTTATTGCAGGACCTTCTAAACATTTTAAATCTAATTTAGCATTAGTTATGACATCTGCATATCTCAATAAATTTCCAGATGCTGTTTGTTTGTTGTATGATACTGAGTTTGGTATTACACCAGACTATTTAAAAGCTATGGACGTTGATCCTGATAGATGTTTACATACTCCTGTAGAACATGTAGAACAATTAAAGTTTGATATTGTTAAGCAGCTTGAAAATATTGATAGAGGAGACAAGGTTATAATAGTAATCGATTCTATTGGTAACTTAGCTTCGAAGAAAGAGTTAGAAGATGCTATGAATGAGAAATCTGTAGCAGATATGTCAAGAGCTAAAGCATTGAAAGGTTTATTCAGAATTATTACTCCTTACTTAACTACAAGAGATATTCCAGCTGTTGTGATAAACCATACTTATAAAGAAATTGGAATGTTTCCTAAAGATATAATGTCTGGTGGTACTGGTGTTTATTATTCAGCTAACCAAATATTCTTTATGGGTAGACAACAAGAAAAAGAAGGAACAGAAATATCAGGTTATAACTTTATGATGGGTATAGAAAAATCTAGATTTGTTAAAGAAAAAACCAGAATACCTCTTCAAGTAACTTGGGATGGTGGTATACAAAAATGGGGTGGCTTGCTTGATATAGGCTTAGCTTTAGGATGGGTTAATAAACCATCAAATGGTTGGTATGAAGCAGTCAATGCTAAAACTGGTGAAGTATTATCAGATAAGAAGAGAAAAGCTGATACTAACTCTGCAGAATTCTGGATACCATTATTTAAAGCTGGATTAGCTGATGCTATCACTAGAAGATATTCAATATCATCTGCTAAAGGAGTAGTTGAAGATAAGATTATTGAAATTGAATTAGACGAGAGTGAATAGATGACTGTCACTTACATGAAAGACGGATCATCCAAAGCTTGGGATAAGTCACTTAGAACATATGAAATTAAATGGCCAGATGGAAAGAAAGAAATCTGGAAAGATATCAATGCTCGTGATTGTCTAACAAAGTATGAAAATATGGATCCAAACGGTAATGGTTTACAACTTAGAGAAATTTTAGGCAAAGAACTACAACTACAAAAAATAATGGATAAGACATGATAGCAAGAAATATATATGATAGTTGGAATTCTGTTATGAACCATGACTATAATCCATTAAAGAACATACCTCACTTGAATACAAGACATTTAGTAATGCAACTTTTAGCATGGATGTGGTGTATAACATTTTCAATGTACTTTAGTAGTATGTGGATTTTTGGTATTACTACAATAGGACATATACTTCTTATATCTGCTATAGTTTTAACAGTATCTGTATTTGAAACTGCTAAAAATAATACATCTTTCTTTTTGAGAAAGGGATATCATAGTACAAGTAGATCAAGACAGCATATGTGGATAAATGGTAAAAAAATAAAATTGGATGATAATGATCCAGGTGGTGAACATGAATAATGGAGGAACAAAATGATGAAACCTAACCCTAAAATTTTTGAAGGATATGTTGATCCCAACAATGGAGAATGGATAAGGATAAAATCTGGAGCATTTGAAAATACTATATGGAGACCTGCTAATATGAAATTGATTGAAGAAAAAAAAGGTGAAGTTGCATATAATATTGAATTGCTAAATGATGATATAAACAATTGGAAAGAGAGTCAAAAGAAAGTATTTTATAAATTGGCTGATGCTATTGTTTATGATATTTTAGGAAAAGGTATATCAGATGACAGATAAAACTGCTATTATAATTCCTGCTAGGATTGATAGTACTAGATATCCTGAAAAAATGCTTGTTAAAGTAGATAATATGCATTGTTTAGTTCAAAGAGTAAAACATTGGTGTGATTGTGCACATGATCCTGATCATGTTTATGTTGCAACAGATAGTAAAAAAATAGCTAGTCTATTTCCAGACAATGTCATTATGACTTCTGAAAGTTGTAGAAATGGTACAGAAAGAATTGTTGAAGCAATGTATGCTCTAGAAAAAATGGGCAAACATTACAACAAGTTTATTAATGTTCAGGGAGATATGATTGATCCTCCAATTACAACATTTCGTGATATTTCTAATTTGTTAGATTATAATGATGTAGTTACAGTAGTAGCTCCTATGGAAGATAAAGATAGAAATAATCCTAACTCAGTAAAAGCTATTCATAATGGACATCAAGCTCAATGGTTTTGTAGAGCACCTTTAAATTATGGGGATTGGCACTTAGGAATATATGGTTACACTAAACCTGCATTAGCTCAGTATCCATTTTTAGAAATAATGAGACCAGAATTAGAAGAATCATTAGAACAGTTAAGATGGTTAAACAATAATGTTAAAATTGCTATAACATACACAGAAGAAAATGCAGAAGAAATAAACACACCATTAGATTTGATTAATTGGAAGGATAAACAGAAAAATGACACCAAACCCACACTACGTTAATATGATTATAAACTTTAGTATACTTGGAACATTAATTTATGTAGCTTTGCAGGTATCTTAATTAATAATGAGTACAGGTTTAATATTAGGATTAGGATTACTTTTGATAGTAGTAATCTTTTATATAACTCTTAATTTTCCTAGTTGGATTATTGAATATAAAATAAGAAAAGGTAATAGAATGATAAAGGTTAAGAAGTATCACGATTGGGTATATGAAGCTGATGATACTATGAATAAAAGTCTTAAATTTGTTATATATTGTACCTATGCTTATGGTGCATATATATTTTTTGCTGAGATGTGGGGGAAATTTAACTAATGGCTGTTGACTCTAATGAGCTTAGAAAAGCTATACTTCACAATCTTGTAGTTAACGAAGAGTATTGTAGAAAAGTATTACCTTTCTTAGAGAAAGAATATTTCAACGATACATCTGAAAGAATAATACTTGAAGAAATTAACAAATATTATGTTAATCATAATGTTTCACCTCAATATCAAGCTCTAAAGATAGAAGTTGAAAGCAGAAATGATCTTACTGAGGGTGTGTATAAAGAAATAGATCAGTTTGTTGAAACAAGAGTTCCTGAGGTACCTAAAGTTGATTGGTTAGTAAAGAAAACTGAAGACTGGTGTCAAGAGAAAGCTATTGTTAATGCTGTGTATAAAGCTGTTAATGTAATAGGAGGTGATGATAAGAAGACTACACAATCAGAACTTCCAGATATATTAAGAGAAGCTATATCTACTTCGTTTGATAAATCAGTAGGTCATGATTTTATTGAAGATGTAGAAGAAAGATGGGAATTCTATAATAAGAAAGAAGAAAAGATACCTTCAGGTTTAGAACATTTTGATTATATCTTAAAAGGAGGTTTTCCTTCGAAGACTTTGGGTGTAATTATGGCTGGTACTGGTGTTGGTAAATCTTTATTCATGTGTTCTATGGCAAGTGGTTTAATTGAGTCAGGTCATAATGTTTTATATATTACATTAGAGATGGCAGAAGAAAAGATAGCTCAAAGAATAGATCAGAATTTACTTAACTTATCTTCTGAAGATTTAGATGTTATTGGTAAAGATAGTTTCCTTAAAAGATTTGGTAATCTAAAAATGAAAACAAGAGGTAGGTTAATTGTAAAAGAATATCCTACTAAAACTGCTCATGCAGGTCATTTTAGAGCATTATTAAAAGAATTAGAAATAAAAAAAGACTTTTTTCCTGATTTAGTGTGTGTAGACTACTTAAATATATGTACAGCTATGGGCGTAAGTAAGAATGCAAATAGCTACGAACAGGTAAAAGTAACTGCGGAAGAACTAAGAGCTTTAGCTATGGAATACAATCTACCAATACTTACAGCAACTCAAACGAATAGAGCAGGTTTTGCTGATGCTGATGTTGATATAACATCTGTGTCAGAATCTTTTGGACTTCCTATGACTGCTGATTACTTTTTTGCAATGACCTCTAACGATAAGTTAAGAGATGAAGGTATGGTGAGATTCACACAATTAAAAAATAGATATGGAGATCCTGCTGACAGAAGGAATTGGTTATTGAATGTTGATTATTCAAGAATGAAGATAACTGATTTAACTGAACAGCCTGCGCATATTGATGCTTTAAATGAGGCTGAATCAAATAAACAAACTGATACTAAATCAATAATGGATATAAACTGGAATTAATTATGAGAAAAAAATCTACAACTATTGAAAATGAAAATAGTATAAAAGCTCCAATAGTAAAAAAAGATAGTGTTTTGAATTTATTAAAAAATAGATTGGAAATTGTAGAAGATAGACTGACAGAGATAGCTTATCTTTTGGAATATGATTTCGAAACATTAGATGATAGTACAAGAACAGATATGCTTGAAAATAAGCTTAAAGAACAAATAGCTTTGAAGAAACAAAGAGAAGAAGAAGAAGCTCAGAGAGTAAGAGATCTTGAAGATAAAAGAATTGAAGAAGCTGCTCAGAGAATGTTAGAAGAGAAGCTTAAAGAAGAAGAAAATAAAAGAAAAATTCAAAGAGCAGCTACAGATTTACTTTTAAGACAAGCACAAGAAAAAGAAGAAGAAGAAAGAAAGCTTAAAGATTTAGCAGAACAAGAAGAACTTCTTAGAATAGCTAGAGAGAAAGAAGAATCAGTTATTAAAGAAGCAGAAGCTGCAAAAGAGATACTTGAAGCTAAAGAAGAATTTGATATAAAGATACAATTAGAAGATAAGACTATCAAAGAAGCGAAAGATAAAGCTGCAGCAGATCCTGATGTTAATCCATATGCTAAAGGAACAATAGAGAATGTTGTATGGAAAAGAAAACAACAAGCTAAAAAAAAACGTTAAACTTGTATAGTCAAGTTAAATCGTATTTTAATTAAGGTTATTTTTATTATGAATAATAGAATTTTTGATCCAACAATCACTTCTGATTGGAGTGTTGCAAAGAATGATATAACTCTTAAAAATGAATTTTACAAATTGAAAAAATTTAGTAAAAGACATGGAGGCAATGTATCAATAATAAACTATAAGAAGGAAGCTCTTTTAAAAGCATTTAGATTTGTTAGAGAATTTAATAATGCTATTGATGTTGGAGCTCATTATGGTTTAATCACATTTCACTTAGACTCATATTTTGCTAATGTAGATTGTTATGAGATAGACAGCAATATGAGAAATTATTTAAGAAATAATATAAAAAACTTTCATATGGAAAATGTTACTGTTCATTCGTGTGGATTAGGAGAAATAAAGAAAGAAGTTAATCTAGTATTTGATAAAGTAGATTCACTTATTACAAAAGTAGATCCTAGACCACATATTGGAGGAAAACATCTTATTAAAACTATTGATTCTTTTAACTTTGATAAATGTGATTTTATTAAACTTGATGTTGAAGGATATGAACCTTTTGTTCTTCAAGGAGCTGAAACAACTATAAAAAATTTCAAACCTGTTATTCTCATTGAAGATAAAAACTTAGAATCAAAATATAATATGGTAAATTCAATTGATTTGTTAAGAACCTGGGGTTACAAGCTAGTAGATCAAGTTAAAAAAGATTCTATTCTTGCATGTTCTTAGATGATACTGAAATGTTTTATAATGTCCATAACAATGATTTGTGGATTTATGATAAATTAATTCTCTCAAAAAAATTAGGTTATGTTTGTGGTCCTCATGGAGTAGATGTTCCTAGATATGGCAAATATATTGTAAGACCTTGTGTTAATTTTATGGGTATGGGAAGAGGAGCTTACTTTACAAGATTTTGGAAAAGTACAGAAGATAAAATGCCTGAAGGAACTTTTTGGTGTGAAGTGTTTAAAGGAAGACATTTATCTGTTGATTATATAAATCAAAAACAATATTTGTGCGTTGAAGGAATCAAAAGCAAAAGAGAAACAAACCTATGGAGATGGTTAAAGTGGGTTAAAACAAAAGATAAAATTCCTTTTCCTAATATACTCAAACATCTTACAAAAAAATATAAATATATCAATTGTGAATTCATAGATGGTAAACTTATTGAAATTCATTTAAGATTAAATGTCGATTGGCAATTACTGCCTCATGCACAAGAAATAGTACCTTTATTCAAAGGTGACATACTTGTTCCTCCTTCTGAAGATTACGAATTCATTAAATCAAAAGATTTTAAAAGATTAGGATTTTATTGGAAATAAATTCCAAAACTTACTATAATAATACTAGAAATTGAAAGGGAGTTTTTATGATATTATTAGACTATTCATCAGTGACTATGTCCTCGTTGATGACAAGAATAGACGATTATGAAGATGATACGTCTTTACTACGTCATCAAATTTTTAATATTATTAGACTTTATAATGTTCAATTTCGAAGCGATTTCGGAGAGATGATTATTTGTATGGATGCAGCGAATAATTGGCGAAGAGACCGTTATCCTTTCTACAAAGCCAACCGTCGTAAAAGCCGATCCAACTCAGTACATGATTGGAATAAAATATACTCTGTCTTAAATGAAGTCAGAGATGAAATGACAACGATGTCCCCTTTCAGATGCGTGCGCATTGATCGTTGTGAAGCTGACGATGTCATAGCAGCTATTGTAGAAAAGAAACGACCTGATGAGCCATTATTAATCATCTCTCCTGATCGTGATTTTGTTCAACTTCAGAAATATTCTAATGTTAAACAATACAGTAATTTACAGAAGAAATGGATTGAACCTAAAGTCTCAGCTGAATACGATCTAAGAGAGAAAGTGTTGAAGGGAGATATGGGTGATGGTGTTCCTAATGTAATGTCAGATGATAATGTAATTATAGAAGAATCGTTAAGACAAACACCATTGAGAAAAGCTAAATTTGATTCCTTAATGAATGATCCAGAGTCATTAGGAACTGCAATTGCAAGAAGAGTTATAAGAAATAGAGATTTAGTTGATCTAAACAGAACTCCTACAGAGTTAAAAGAACAAATATTAACTCAATTCAAAGAAAAGAGTGAAGGCTCTATAAATAGTTTAATGAACTTGTTGTCAAAATACAAGATGAAAATGCTATTAGAAGCACTCCCAGATTTTGAAACAAATAAATAAAGCGGATCCAAAAAAAAGTTTAAAGGAGACTCCATATGGCTTACAGAAAACAAAACGTGTTCCACGGGAATGCTAATAATGAACTAAGTAATGGAAAGAGCTACGTCCCCGCAGTTGACCGTACAGGAAACGATTCTGAAAGTATTATTGCATTTAAAGGGGGTTTCGGTATTGGACAAGCCGTTTATGATAGGAGACAAGGTAAAGTCGTCTATTCATTTGAGGTTTTAGATGCTCTTCCAGGTACTATAATGACAGACTCAGATTATGTCACACAAAATGATGTAATTAATAAAACTGGTATTACAATAGGTGAAAGTACTTCTATATCTTTCGATAGTGATAATTCAGAATTTGATATAGTGATGGGAACAATTGATTCAGATGCATTGACAGCTGTTAATGTTAATAGATCATATGTCTGGTCACAAGAGTTTGGTACTGCAAATCATGTAATAGAAGGTTATGTAACAAAGATTCCTTCAACTGCAGACAATGCAGATGATTCAACTATCTCTGTTAAACCAACTTCATCAAGTGTAGGTTGGAAAGCAGCTATGGCTGACGGAACTATTACTATGATTCATGACGCTGCAAATAAAGTTATTGCTAGAGGAAAAACTATCAATGACGATAAGAATAGATATGCAGATGCAGATTCAGACTTTTTCTTCTCTGACAATGATGCTTAATTTATCATGTCAATTGCGGTCTTTACATTTGGGAGACTAAACCCTCCTACCATAGGACACGAGAAGTTAATTAATAAAATTAGAAAGGTTGCTCGATTATCAAAAGGGCAACCTTTACTTTTTTTATCTCACTCCCAAGACGATAAAAAAAATCCATTAGATTATTATTCAAAATTTAAATATTCCAAACTTTCTTTTGGAAATATTGTACAAAGATCCAAATCTAACACTATAATAAAAGTAATGCAAGAGTTAGAAAAGAAATACAAAAAAGTTATTTTAGTAGCTGGATCTGATAGAGTTAAAGAATTTGATACTCTACTACAAAAATATAACGGTAAAGAATACAACTTCGACAGCATTAAAGTTATGAGTGCAGGACAAAGAGATCCTGATGCTGATGGTGTAGAAGGAATGAGTGCAAGTAAAATGAGAGAGTTAGCAAAAGATGAAGAGCTCCCTGAATTTACTAAAGGCTTACCATTAAAAGCACAAAGGCAAGCCAAAAATATTATGAATAGCGTAAGAAAAGGAATGAACTATGATTAAACTAAAAGATATGCAAGTTTTTGAAATCTTAACAAAGATGGAAGAAACTGTAGGAAGAACTAATAAGATAGAATACCTAAAACAATTTAATGAACATATACCTCTTAAATATATTTTAAAGTTTAATTATTGTAAAACAATTAAATCAATCATACCAGAAGGTAATCCTCCTTTTAATGATCAATCAGAAGATGGTCCTAGTAAAGCATCATTGTGGCAATATCTTAGTATATTTCCTACTTTTGTTGAATCGAATCAATCTATGCAAACAAAACCTCTACAAAGAGAGAGAATTTTTATTGAAATGTTAGAAGCTGTTGCTGTTGAAGAAGCTAGAATGATTATTCTAGCAAAGGATAAAGACTTAGAAAAATTATATCCTAGTTTATCTGTTGAAATAGCAAGAGAAGCTTTTCCTGATATGGATATTCAAAATGATCTTCCTACTAAAACTTTGACAGAAAAAGAAATACAGAAAGATCTAACATCTGTAATAAAGCATAAAAAAGACGAGATTAAAAAACTTCAAGCAGAAGTTTCAAAATTAACAAAAGATATAAAGATTGTAAAAAATGAACCTAAATCAGATAATATTTCCATATAATATTCAAGAACTATCTCCGTGCATAAATGAAATTGGTTTTGATCTTCATTTTAATGGTGTGTATAAACAACACGTTGATGATTTTAATAATAGTGTAGGTGATATTCCTTTCAATAAAGCTGGAGCATTTTTACACTCTACATACTTTGATAATATCAGAGAATATAGACATGAAAATATTCCAACAGGAAGAGTGCTCCAAATAATTGAAAATAGATATGGCAATTATGATAAATTTATTATTACAGCAATTGATCAAGCTACAAGGTTACAAGGTAATGGTTGGTTGTTTATGAATCATGCTGGTTATGTTAATATTATTCCAAATAATAGAATTGTAAATGATATTATTCTTATTATAGATTTGTGGGAGCATGCTTATATTCCATCTCATGGTATAAATAAAACTGAGTATATAAAAACTCATATGAATATAATAAATTGGGATACAGTAAACAACAGGTTAATTAATTGAAATCATTCGAAGAATTATTTGAAGCAGCAGACAGCTCACAAAATTTACACATGACTCATGCTGATGAAGATCTGTTTGAGAGAGGTAAAGTTGGAGCTGAATTTGCTATTTCTACGTTAGAAGATGTTCTCAATACATTAGAGTCTAATAATACTTCTTCAGAAAATATTACAGTTAAATGGGATGGAGCTCCAGCTATTTTTTGTGGAACAGATCCTGAAGATGGAAAATTCTTTGTTGGTACAAAATCTGTATTCAATAAAAATCCTAAATTATATAAAACACAACAAGAAATCACTACTGGAGAAGGTTCTGGAGGAAAAGCTGTTAAATTACAATATGCTTTAAAACATCTTTCATCAATAGGTATACCAAAAGATACTGTATTACAAGGTGATATGATGTTTACTAAAGGCGATCAAAAGTATGAAACTATTGATGGTCAAAGATATATAACAGTTCACCCTAATACTTTGGTATATGCTTTTGCAGTTGATAGTCCTGTAGGAAAAGAAATAAGAAATGCAGACTTAGGAATAGTTTTTCATACTACTTATAAAGGTAGAACAAGTTTACAAAATTATAGAGCTTCATTTGGAGCTAATATAAACAAACTTAGAAAAGATAGAAGTGTTTGGATGGACGATGCTTTTTTTAAAAATGTATCAGGAACTGCAACCTTTACTTCATCAGAGACTAATGAACTAAAAAAATATATAGCTAATGCAAAAAGAAATGTAAGTCCAAAATTTGATGACATTGTTAAGACAATGGCTATGATTCCTAATGCAGCTGTAGGTTCACATATCAAATCTTATATCAATTCAAGAATAAGAGTTAATAAGTTTGATTTATCTCATAAAGAATATATAAAATATATGAAAACTTATTGGGAAGATAAAGTTATTGCTAAAGTGAAAACTGATAAGAGTAAAGATTCAAAGAGAGCTGCATTAAAACAATTAGAAATAGAACTAGAAAAAATAAAATCAGATGTAGATAAGTCATTTAATTTTGTTGAAGAAGTTAACAAAGCAAAAGTAATGATCATCAAAAAACTATCATCGTTGTTAAGTGGAAGAATATTTGCTCTTAAATCAAATGGTGATTTTGTTGCTACAGCTCCAGAAGGTTTCGTTGCAATAGGTAAAGACAATCAAGCAGTAAAACTTGTTGATAGATTAACTTTCTCAAGATTTAATTTCTCAGATGATTATGTCAAAGGTTGGCAAAGAGGAAATTAAAAAGAAAATCTCCTATAACATATTCATGATTATAGATTTAGAAATTATTGGTATTAAGAATAAAGAAGATGGCTTTCTTATTAGAGATACTATTGAACAAGCATTAATGACTCTTCTTCCTAGATGTAAGAGGTTAATAACTATTACAGTCGAAATAGCTTTAGATGAAGATATGAAAGACACAAAAGCATTAATTCATTTAGAAGATGATAATGAATTTGTTATAGCTTTAAATGAAACTGTACTCAAAGACAAGAATGATGTTATTCTTACATTATGTCACGAGTGTGTACATCTTAAACAACATATTTCTAAAGACTATTTTCAAATAGATGGAAATTTTATTAAATTTAAGAATGAAATAGTTGATCTTAGTATTACAAATTATACAGATCTTCCATGGGAAAAAGAAGCATATGAATTAGAAGAAGGATTAGCTAATGCTCAAAAAAATTACTCAAGCTAAAATTTTAACTTGGCAAGAAATAGATAGTTATATAAACAACATAGCTGATACTATTTTTCTTCAAACAAACAATGAAAAAGTAATTAGTTATTCAGATTATAAAGATCAAATTCCAGCTGCAATATTATCTCAGAAGTTAGGATATCAATTATCAAACACTCCTTTGATTAATGATAATCATTTTTCAATTTTTAGTGACTCAGCTAGGATACTTCAGAATAATTTAAGTGCTAATATATTTTGTTTTTATTTTTTAAGATATGAATTAGACAGCGAATATTTAAAAGATAAGACACCAAAGTCTAGTATTGAAGAGTTTGAGATTCCTAATGGAGAGACAGCTTTTAAATTAAGTTTACCTTGGGATAGTAGATGGTAGTTAAATTAACTGTTGACTTTAGTTTTAAATGTATGATAATAAGTAATAGTTAATAATTAAGGAGAGACTATGTCAATGCATTTATTAGGTCCAATGTGGACTACTACAAAATATAATAGCAAGCGAAAAAAAAATAATAATCAACGTGAATTGCTAGCAAAAGCAGAACACGACAAATGGTTAAAAAAGATGGGAGCTCACCCAACTCAAAGATCTAAAATAGAGGATAAGTGTTACGGTAGCACAGCTGACTCCAACCCAGTAAGAGAGGGTTCAATTCCTTCATCCTCTGCCAAATCTTTTGTTCCTGTGTTCAATTTAACATCTAAGTTTCCTGTTGGTAACTTGACTACAAAACGAAAAGAGAATATTTATACTGGAGATCAACTTGTAGGTGTAGCTACTCTACATAAAAGTAATATGGTTCCTGTTAGAAAAGATTCTAATGATGCAAAAGAAATAGCAAGAATGAGAAGAGGATAATGGAAAATTTTAAACACATTTTAAAAATAGACTATAATAATAGGGTCGATGAATCTGCCGAAATCATTGACACGTGGATGAAAGCTAATATTGAAAACGCTTATGTTCAAAATTTAGGAAATATTTGGCTTAAAAAATTAATAAGGAGTGAACGTGAACGTATTCTGTTTAGATAAAAATCCTGCTACATCAGCTGAAATGATGTGTGATAAACATGTAGTTAAAATGATTCTTGAATCATGTCAAATACTTTCAGCAGTTATTGATGAAAATTATATGGATAAGTATAGTGGTAACAATGATGTTAAACCTAGTAAAACTTTAGGATGTCCAGGATATCCTCCTGCTCATGTTAAACATCCATCAACAATGTGGGCGATTGAATCAAGAGGAAACGCTAAGTGGTTAATACGACACCTTAGAGCTCTTAATATGGAATATTCTAAACGATATAAGAAGCAACACAAGTTAGCTGGTTGTACAATGATATACGAAGCTCAATTGCAATATCTCAAATTTTCTAAACAAAAAAAAACTAAATTTACTCAAGCCATTACAAATAAAAAATGGCATGATAAAGATCCTATCCAAGCATATAGAAACTATTATAATATGGAAAAATTTATGTTTGCAAAATGGAAACTTGGTAACATTCCTTATTGGTACACAGGAGCTCCGGTGTATAATATTCAAATAGATTAAAAATATTCTGATTATACATTATAATAATAGAGAGAGGAGTTATATATGTTCAATATTCAAGATAAAGATACTAGTAGAGGTCATTTCTACGTCAGTATAATTAAAAGCGTACTTAGATTATGTGCAGCTATTTTTCTAATAATGGGAAATTTTATTGCGGCAGGAGTATTTTTCTTTGTTGCAGAGTTATTAGGTATATTAGAGGAAATAGTATGAGTGAAAAAGAATACTTATATTCAGAAGTATTTGATAGCATTCAAGGCGAAGGTACATATACAGGAGTGCATACTCTTTGGTTAAGATTCTTTCTGTGTAATTTACAATGTAATGGTTTTGGCCAGATGTTTCCAACTAAACCTGAGACATATGAATTACCTTTTGAAGATTTTGATGCTACTACTGTTAATAGAGTAGAAGATCTTCCTGTATGGGACAAAGGTTGTGATAGTTCTTATACGTGGAGTAAAAAGTTTAAACATCTAATGGGTAAAAAGACACCTAAAGAATTGTGTGAAGTAGTTAAGAAATGTGCTTCTAACGAAACTAATCCTGAAGGTACATTTTTACATCCTATAAGTAAAATGAAATCACATATGTGTTTTACAGGTGGTGAACCTCTAATGCCTCATGCTCAGATGGCTAGTGTACAGATGCTGAGACATTTTTATGAAGATCATAATACACCTGGTTCTGTAACTTATGAAACTAATGGTACACAAAAGTTGAGAGATGATTTTATTGAGTTCTGGAAACATGAAGCTCAGAATGAATTGTTTATGTCTCTTAGTCCTAAGTTATGGTCTGTTGCAGGTGAGAAGAGAGAGAAAGCTATAAAACCTGAACTAGTAAGTGTTTATAGAGAATTAACTGATCGAGGTCATTTGAAATTTGTATGTGGTTCGGATAATGAACATTGGGATGAAATGGAAGAAGTGTTAGAATTGTTTAGAGCAGAAGGTGTAGATTATCCTGTATACATTATGCCTGTTGGAGCTAGAGAAGAAGAACAAACAGATACAGCTGGAAAAGTAGCTGAAATAGCTTTCAAAAGAGGATATCATGTAAGTGCAAGAGTACATGTATATCTATTTGGTAACGCAATAGGAACATAGGAGAGAAAATGATTTACTATAGTACAAAAACGTATGGACATAATATAGGTCTAAGTGCAGTGTTTCGTCAGCCTAATGCTGATCATTCACATTGTCATTTATTACATGGTTATAGTCTACAATTTAAATTTACATTTGCATGTTATAAATTAGATAATAAGAATTGGGCTGTAGACTTTGGTGGTCTTAAACCTTTGAAAGCTTGGCTTGAAGATCAATTTGATCATAAGTTGTGCTTAGATCAAGATGATCCATTTATGAGAAAGTTTATTGAACTAGAAGATTTAGATTTAGTTAAAATAAGAACTTTTGCTGGAGTTGGAGCAGAGAAGTTTGCTGAACATGCTTTCCAGTTTGCTGATACTATGATAAGAGATAAAACTTTAAGTAGATGTTGGGTACATGCTGTTGAATGTGCAGAACATGGAGCTAACAGTGCAATTGTGAAAAAGGAATATATTAATGAATAAAAATGGTATCTCTGATGTTATTAAACAGAAACTTGAAAAAGATGGTAAGCGATATTGGGCTGGTGATAATATATCAGAGTACGTTAATGAAGAAGATAAACAAGCCCTTATAGAAGAGTTAAAAGAAAAGTTTGAAGGTGTATTAGATAGTTTGTTAATAGATCGTCACAACGATCCTAACTCAATGGATACACCTCGTCGTCTTGCAAAGATGTATATTAATGAAATTATGGGTGGACGATATGAGAAAGCACCTAAAGTTACAGCTTTTCCTAATACAGATCCTGATACTCGATATGGAGGTATTATTGTTACAAGAGCAGAATTAATATCAATGTGCTCTCATCATCACCAACCTGTTAAAGGTGTAGCTTATATTGGACTACTTGCAGGTGTTCAGGTAATTGGTTTATCTAAATATACTCGTATTGCTCAGTGGTGTGCTAATCGTGGAACATTACAAGAAGAACTTACTATGAGTATAGCTAATGAATTACAAAAGTATACAGGTACAAAAGACATAGCTGTTTATGTACAAGCTACACATGGTTGTATGGAACACAGAGGTGTTCTTGCTCATAGCTCACTTACACAAACTACTGAGCTTCGTGGACAATTCTTTAATCCATCAGTAAAGAATGAGTTCTTAGACTATATAAAAATGCAACAAACATTTGCAGGTACAAGAACATAACAGAATAGTGAAGTATAGTTTACTCCTCTCTCACCTAAACTATACTTCACTTTTTTTATAAAAGGAATTATATTATGAAAATATTTTATATATTATGTGGATTAGTAGCTATAACAATGTTATCTAGTTTGTTCAATAAAGTACAATCAGGCTCTTGGAATGAAAAACCTGTCATGTGTGAACAAAAAGAAATAGCATTAGACACAGTACGCTCAAAAGGTGAGATTCCATTAATAACAGGAGTACAAAGTGCTAAGGTTAGAACAACTGAAGGACTTGCACATGCTCCTGTACATATTCCATTACAAATATTTGTAAATTTAAAAACAAAAACATTTAGTATCTTAGAGTTTCATCCAAGTATTAATAGTGTTTGTATAATAGCTTACGGAGATAATTTTAAACAACTAGGAGCCAAGTCATGAAGAGTTCGAAAAAATATATATGGGTTACATTTGATAAAGAAGGTTTTCATAAGTATCCAGCTGCATTAGATGATCCTAAGTTAGCTACAAAAGATGAATATGATGTATCATTTTTAGGATATATACACAGACACATCTTTAAATTTAAAGTACAGATTGAAGTGTTTAATGATGACAGAGATATAGAATTTATACAATTCAAAAGATGGTTACAAAAATTATATGAAGGTGAACTACAATTAGACTATAAATCATGTGAAATGATATCAGATGAATTAGCTAACAATATAAATGATAAATATCCTGGAAGAGATATAATTATTGATGTAAGCGAAGATGGTGAGAATGGAGCTCATTGTGTATATCCGAAATTCGGATAGTTATATCTGAATAGAGGATAAATGTTAGATTTTAGAGAATATATCAACGAAGCTATTAAAATATCTGCTAATAGAGGAGATGTTGCTGAAATAATATTAGGTGCAGCGGTCACAGCTAGATTTTTCAATGCTCCTCAAAAAACTACTATTATATCAAAACCTCATATATATGACATGTTGTCTAAAGTGTTAAGATCTCAAGATGTAACATTACATAGATCTGACAAATTATCTGGTACTGTAAAAGTAGATGATAATATAAGATTTAAAGTAGGTGTTCCAAAAAAAGCTTGGGAATTTATAAGTGATAAAAATAACTGGAAATTGGTAGATGATTTATTTGATTCAGCTATAAGTTATGTTAACACTGAAAGAAGATTAAGAGGTCAATCACATGCATTATATGCTAATGGTAAGGTTGATGATATATTTGTAAACTCTGATGGTACAGGCGATCAAAAAGGTACTAAAGCAGATATTAAACTAATTATTAATGGAAAAGAAGCTCCTCAACAGATATCTCTTAAGGTTGAAGGAGGAGAACAATTTGGACAGGTAGCTGGTATGACTTTTGATAAACAAATTGAAATTTGGGGAAGACTAGGTATAAATGTTAAACCTATTGAAACTAAGTTTAATGATAAATTAAAAGATGTAGATTTAAAAGCTACTTTTTCTGATAGAGGTGCTATTGGAATGAAAGAAATTGAAGTAGCTATAAGAGCTGCAGCAGGCGAAGCATATAGTTATGCAACTAAACAATTAAATCAAAATCTTCCTGCAGATAAATTAATATCATTTCTCAAAACTGCTGCTAACAAAGGTGACTCAAGAATAGAGTTAATAAAGTTTACAAGTACAGGTTACAAGAAAGCAAAGTTTGGTAAAAATTTTGAAGAGAACCTTAAAACCTTATTTCCTAAATTGACTATAGAGTTTGAACAAACAACTGATTCAATAGTTCATATATATGATAAAAGTATAGGTCCTAGATCATCTTCAGCTGCAAGATTATTTAGAGTAAGAGGTTTTTTTCAAAGACCTAGTGCAGTAAAATCAACCGGTGAAAAATATTATAAAGCATACATGAGAAATATTATTGAAGCTGGTGATCTTTTATTTAAAATAGCTACAGATAATTAGAAAAAAATATTAAATTTCAACTATAATAATTATATAGTTTGAGAGGTATATTATGATCGATTTTTGTCACATTTCACCAACACCACATTTAGATTTAGTAGATGGACGTCCTGTTCATCTTGTATTAGCACATTTAATAGAAGTAGACGATAGTTATACTCAATGGTATGTCAACCAGAAAGAAAAGTATGACTGTAAAATAATTATGGATAACTCTGCATTCGAGATGTTTAAACAGAATAAACCTATGTATGATCCAAATAAGTTAATTGATATGGGTAAGAAGATAAATGCTGACTATATTGTATTATCAGATTATCCTGGGGAAAGATCTGAAAAAACAATTGAAACAGCTAGTATTCAAGGACCAGTATTTAAGGATAGTGGCTTTGGAACTTTCTTTGTACCTCAAGGTAAAACTGGTGATGTTGAAGATTTAATTACATCTTATATGTTTGCTGCTCAATCACCTGAATTAATTGATTATATTGGAGTATCAATATTAGCAGCACCATTAGCTTATAATGTTGAACAAGGTAATAACTTACAGAGATTTACTTCAAGATTAAAATTAATGTATGAATTGAGAGAAAGATATTTCTTCCAAGATATTATGGATAATTATCAAAAGTTACATTTGTTGGGTATGGTTGATGGACCTAATGAAATACTATTTATGGATAGGTTTAAAAAATATATTGATACTTGGGATTCTTCTGCTGCTATATGGTTAGGATTAAACGATCAAAATTTTGATGGTTCACCTACAGGAAGAATGCAAGGAAAATTCGAAGAAGAAGTTAACTTTAATTTTAAAACTAATGATAACAAGTTAATGAAGAAAGCTAAAGAAAATATGTTGTATATAGATAAATTATGTGGAGAGATGAATTAATGACTGATTACAAGTATAATGAAGATAAAATAATTAAAGAAGTTAAAGATTATATATCATCAACTTATAGTAAACATTATGTAGGTAAGAATGAAGTTCAGACAATTGATGTTTGGGATTCAATAGGTATAGCAGAGAATACATGTATGGGTACTTTGATAAAGTATGCTATGAGGTTTGGTAAAAAAGGTAGTGAAGAAAATGCTAAGTCTGATTTATTGAAACTTATTCATTATGCTGTATTAGTATATCATTTTAGATTTATGGAGAAGAAATAATGATTCACTTAGGTTCAATAAATTCAAATAGTAGTTTGTCTAAATGGATGTCTGAGACACAAATACAACCAAATGCTATGGATCTAAAGGTTGATAAGATTTTTAAGATCAATGAAGATAAAGTATTTTTAATTGATGAAGATATGAAAGAACATAGAGGGGCTATAGAAATAGAACCTGACCTTAATAATTATTGGCATCTTACACCAGGTTGTTATGAAATAATAATGGAAGGTAAAATAAAAATAGCTAAAGATGAAGCTGGATGGGTTATAACAAGATCTACATTAAATAGAAATGGTATATTTATTACATCTGGTCTTTATGATAGTGGTTATGAAGGTGTTATGGCAGGAGCTTTACATGTACATGTTAACGATGCTATAATTAAAAAAGGAACGAGAGTTGGCCAGTTTTTGTTATTTAAAGCTGAATCTATGAATATGTACGATGGAGACTATGGAACAGGAAAAGCTGATGAAACTATGTATAAGGATAAAAAATAATGAGTGATAATTTATATTTTAATGATTTAGAAGATAAAGTAGAAAATAAATTCGAGTTAGTAGTTTTAGCTGCTAGAAGATCTAGAGAAATGTCTCAACCTATTAATAGAAACGAAGGAAGAAAATTTAAAAAAAGAACTTCAAGGTCACTTGATGAAATATTTGATGATAAAAGTGATATTGAAGGAATTAAAGAAAGATTAATTATTCAATATCAAAAAGAAATAAAATAATGCAGATTCCAACTAATGGATATACAGGATTATCTTATAGAGATGCAGTTGCTAAAAGAATTTCACAAGTGAGTGAGATTCAAGCAACTAATCCTGTTGTAACTAATTATATTAATGAAGCTGCTGATCCTAACTCAAAAGTTAACACATTCAAGCCTGAAAAAGAATTATTTGTAGTTTTAGCAGAAGAATGTGGTGAAGTAATACAAAGTTGTATGAAATATCTTAGATGGGGAATGGATGAGAATAGACATAAAGAATTCAAACAAGAATTGGGTGACGTCTATTGTATGATTAAACTATTAGAAGAAGCTGGTGTACTTAGCAGAAAAGAATTAGTTGATGCTGCTACAAAGAAAAGACAAAAGCTTCAAGATTTAAAAGATTTAGAACTAGGAAAAATTCCATGATAAGAAACATTAGCAGAAAACAATTTCTATTAAGAATGGATGATGATTCAGATAACTCTTTTGCTCATACTTTTCTTGAGAGATGTGATAAACAAAACTTGTGGCCAGATGCTATAGGTGAAATAAGTGATAATAAACTTATTGGAGGATATGTAGGTGAAATTCAAGGAACAGTATTCTCAATTGAGTTATTACATGTATTTAAAGATAGTAGACAAAAAGGATATGGAGACAAATTAGTTACTAATGCATTTTGGTATGGATATAGATCTGCTAAGTACTTAAAAATTATAGCTAAAGCCAACAGTTGGAAATTTTATAGAAATTTAGGATATGAATCTCTTGGTGAATATAATGCTCATGGAGATCATTTAATCTTAGGTAAATATAATAGAGGTATGAAAGTACATTACTTAGACTATGATAACGAAGATCCAATAATAAAAAGAATAATAAAAGAATATTATTAAAATTAAATGCATTTTAGTGTTGACTTTAGTATTAAATGTGGGATTATAATACTATAAGTTAATTAAGGAGAGAAAAATGCAATTAGAACTTTTTACAAATTCATGGGGAATCAATAGTGGTTTCCAAAATATAGTTGATCAGCTTAATGATCGTTTGCCTTTTGAAGGTAGAGTAGAAAAATCTAGATCTTCTAACAAGAAGTTAGAGAAATTTAGAATAGCTCAAAACCTACTTCATGATTTATTCAATAACGCTCTTGGAAATAAGAGAGCTCATTTCAAAACATTCTTTGGTTTTGTTCCAATTAATACATCACAGTATTCATATCCTGTAACAGCTGATAGATGGACTCAAGTTGAGAATGAGATGTCTGAGCTTATGATTGATATAATATTTAATGCAGCTTATGAACAAGGAGTTAAGTAATGAGTATGAGTAGAACACTTCAGTTAGCTAAAGATGCTAAAAAATTATCTAACATAAGAATGTATGTTTTTGATGAGATTAACAAAATAGAAGAAGTTGTTAAGAGTTTAAAACATAGTGGAGATCATCTTAAAGGTTATGGTTTAGGTGAGTATACAGTTCTGAAGAAAATATTTGAATTAACTCAAGGAGAAGATCAATAATGTCATTATATCCTAATATAAATGAAATCAGTGTTAATAGATGCGTTCCTTATTATCTAATGAGTAGTTATTTGTATTACAAAGAAGACAAATATGTTCTTCATGATAATGATTATGATTTGTTATGTAAAAGAATAATCAAAGAATGGGATTCAATTACTCATTTCCATAAACATTTTATTGATTTAGATTCATTGAAAGCTGGAACTGGTTTTAGTAATGAATATAATAATAGAATTGTATCAGCAGCTTGTACGTGGTATCATGATTATGAGAAAGAAATAAGTTAATGACAGAATATAATATGAATAATTCTATTCAAGTAAAAATAAAAGAAAGAATGGATATATTGCAAAGTTGGATGGAAAGTGATTATCATCTTTCTCGTCCATTAGTAGTTAAAGAACATATAGAAACTATATCTAAATTTTGGAGTGTTCTTCAAGAGGAAGATACAGATTATATTAATGGTTCATTATATGCAATTGAAAATAAATTAAATTGGAAAGAGAATAAATAATCTATGTTAAGTTTTAAATCATATCTAAATGAAAAAACTGGAAAAGGTTTAACTATCTTTGATATTGATGAAACTATGTTTATCACTAAAGCTAAAGTAAAAGTAATGAATGGTGATAAAGTAATTAAAACATTAGATAATAAACAATTTAACAAATATAAACTTAAAAAAGATGAAGAATTTGATTTTGGTGAATTTAGATCAGCAGAACTATTTTACAAAACATCTACTCCAATAGGTAGAATGATTGATAAAGTAAAAGCAATATTAAAAAATGCAGTTAGAGCTGGAAGTAAAGTTATTATAATAACAGCTAGACCTAACTTTGATAATAAAGATTTATTCTTAGATACATTTAGAAATCAAGGAATTGACATAGACAATATCTATGTTGAGAGAGCTGGAAACTTAGGTTCAGGTCCAGCAGCTGATAATAAAGTTGTCATCATTAAGAAATATTTAGATCAAGATATATATAAAAGAATTAGACTGTTTGATGATGCTATGTCAAACATTAAAGCATTTCTATCTTTAAGAGAAGAATATAACGACGTAGAGTTTGAAGGATATTTAGCAAACCACAGTGGATCAGTAAGGAGAATAAGATGATTGAAGTATGGATTAGAAGAGTATAATGGAAACATTACTATACATGTTATTAGGAATTGGAATGCTCATTGTTCTAATTGTTATCTATCAATTTATATGGTCTTTGTATAAAGATAGAGAATGGAGATTGAATAATCCAGATGAACATGCAATATTTGAACAAATAAAGAAAAAACAAGTTTATTATTTATCAGGAAAAGGAAAAACTAAAAATGGGACCTGAATTTGCAGAATATATACCTCAATTAGCAATGTGTGAGTCATTATCATTACATAGTTTATTAGAGCCATCAATCTCTCAATATTGTGAAAGCATTCATAATTTTATATTAATAGATGTGTTTGATAGTAACGAAACACATTTTAACAAATGGTGGGATATTAATGTAGTTCCACTTGTTTCAGAATTTTATTACATTTTACACAATAGAGGCATCTCATGAGTAATTGTTTTCATTTAGCAATAGAAGGAGGAAGATTAGAAACTACTCTTCCTTTCTACACTGATTTATTAATGTGTAAACTTGGTCCATTTGAAAAAGGTAAATGGCAAGATATAGATTTTTATGGTAATGAACTAACTCTTCATGAATCAACTCCAAGAAGATTTAAATCTCATGAAAGAACATTACATAATGTTGATATGGGAGCTGTGTGTGTTCCTCATTTTGGTATACATCTTCCATGGAATATATATTCAGAAATAAAAACAAGAGTAAAACAAACTGATCATTTTAATAGTTTCTATGATGCTCCGTATGTTAGATTTGAAGGTGAAGATACACAACAAGAAACGTTTTTTGTTGAAGATCCTAATTTTAACATGTTAGAAATAAAAAGTATTCAAGGAACTTACTATAACAATGAAGACATTGATAGTTTTAATAATAAAACACAAAAAGATATTTTACAAGGTGAGTTATGGGAATCATAATAGATTTTAATACTAGAAAAGAATTAGACTTTGATGACACTAATGTAATATTTCTAAAAAGAGATAGAATGTTTAAAGTATATTTTAATTGTCCTGGAAATTCTGTTACAATGGATAGAAATGAATTTAATTCTGATATAGCTTTAAGCATTTGGAAAGAACCTATAGAAGGAGAAATGATTCAATTAGGAGTAGCAGTTATTCCAGCAAAAGATATAGATGAAGCTGCTGAAAGATTAAATGAATTGATTGCATTTGCGACAATAGAAGAAATAGAACTAATGAGGGAAAATATATAATGTATGCAATAAAAGTTTATTTGAAGAAACCTAGAGCTTCAGGATTAAAAACTAAAGGGAATTATTTCCTTTCTTCAGATTTAGAAAGAAATTTTTATTTAATGAGAGATATGAATGATAATATAGTTCATATATATACTGATAAACAAAAAGCTCAAAATGTAGCTGATCAGCTACAATTACAAAATAGTAAAAGTTTAATTACTATTACATCAGATATTCCTGCTTCTGCTTTATCAAGAGGATTACAGAAGTTAGGAATTAAAAATGAGA